TACACTATTTGCATTTTGGGTACTCATTGTGCCCAAGCCTGAAACTTGTGTATTACTAATCGCTATAGAAGTTGTTGTTGCATTAGTCAATTGACCTTCAGCATTAACTGTAAATGTTGCCACAGATCCAGCAGATCCATAAGATCCTGCTGTCACAGTAGTTGGAGATATAGCAATTGTTACTGGAGCAGAGCCATTAAAAGATGTTCCTGAAAGTCCAGTTCCAATCGTTAAAGCATTAGGTGTTTGTGATGTGATTGTTGCTGATCCACCTAAAGGTATAAGATTTCCATTAATGGTAATACTCGAATTAACTAACCCTGAATTGGTAATATTTGTAATAGTATTGGTAGAACCACTAATGGAAACTCCTGCTAATGTAGTTAGGGTATTCCCTAATGCTACATTCGTTGAACCAATCGTAATGGATGAATTGGTTAAACCTGAATTGGGTATAGTTGCATTAATCTGACTAGGTGCAATACTAATAGGTGTATTCGATACGCTAGTAATTTGACCTTGAGGATTAATAGATAAAGTAGGTACTGAAGTTGCTGTTCCATAAGTACCTGAAACAACTCCTGTAGAAGTAATGCTAAATTGTGTACCTGTTAGGGTTAGCCCTGTACCTGCTGTATAAGTTCCATAACCTGAGAATTGTGTCCAAATAATTGGAGTGACATTAATTGTTCCATTTTCAGGAGCTATGACATTCCAGCCTGTATTGGCATATAAAGTTCCATATTGAACAAAAGTAGCGGCACCCGGTACTTCTGACCAAACTGCCATATCACCAGCACGAACCCAAGCAGTAGTAGAAGCTACATAAATACCATTGTAAGCATTGTTAAACTGATTTTTAACAAGAATCCTATCTCCAGCAATAATGGTATAACCATCAATAACTTGTAAACCTGAAAGCGTAATATTAGCTGTAGTAGCTACCTGACATTCAGCTTTAAATACACCTTGAGATACAGAATCAACATAAGCCTTATTTGCTAGATCAGTACCATTAATAGGAGAAGTTGTAACTTGTCCTGTAGTGGTAGACATATTATTAAAAACTGGAGAATAATAGCCATTGTCTAAACCATAAAGTTGAGCAAAAGCATTTCCAGTTCCAGCAGTCATCATATTGATGACAAAATCACCTTGATTCCAAGCTCTTGCAACTGTACCTTCTTGACCTCTAGCAACAGTTAAAACATCACCAGTAATATTGGTACAAGAAATAATTTCAGTAATTAGTCCACTTAAAGCACTGACAATCGTTAATGTTATTGATTGATTAGTAGATGGTGCAAGGAAATATGTTCCTGTACCACTTGCAACTGTAATAGTTGTTTGGGTGCTTGTGATAGGTAACGCTAATGTGGTTTGTGCCTGATTAGCGAATAATAAAATGGACATAAAGCTCCCAAAAGGCTACAAAATACTATAAGTATCGTTAATTGCTCCAGTAAATTGTATCGCACTTACAGGGAAATTCAAGACATAATATATTTGTCCTGTGAGTGTTTGTGTAGGAGTTACTGCTGGATAAAAATTAGTTCCATCCATAGATAATTGAATTGCACGACCACCAGCACTTGAATTTAAAACAATCGTTGCTGGAGTTGTTAAAGCATTAGTAATAGGAACTATAGCAGTAGTAGCTGATAATGTTCCTGTGATTGGACTACCATAATTGAATGACATAAATTCTCCTTAAATAGTTACACCTACAGTATTTGTTCCACCAGTTAATACACTCCAGTTACTTCTTACTTGACCAGTTGCATAAGCATATCCTGAATCACCGGGTGCACCACTTCCATAGCTTCCTGTTATATAAACAGTAGATGCTCCATCCCAATAACCAGTGATATAACCAAGCCAATAAATGCCATCACCAAATCTATCATCTTGTGCTCCTGATAAAACTCCACCAGTCGGCCCTATTGAGTAACCATTTCCTGTTGAAGATGATGGAACTGTCTGAGATACAACTCCACTTGGATTTGAAGTTACTACAGTATTTGCTGAACCAAATTTTATAAATTGAGAGCAAGCATAGGCTGTTAATGGTGAAACTTGTTGCCCACTGGTGTAATACCAAACAGTTGCATATAAGCCCCAACCTAGCGGCCCATATATGTAATCGACTGTCCAACCTGCTCCATCATTGGATTGATCGCCACTGGTTCTTTGATCATAATTCCAATTATGTTGTTGAGGAACTCCAAGAAAATCACTTAATGAAATAATGCCACTTGTAGGAACAGTATTAGGATAAACACCTGCTCCCATAATTGATCCATTTTGATAATAACTACTCAAACTGATAGGAGAACTTGCTCCACCAAAAATAGATTGTAAGTTGGCTAAAGATAAACTCATTATGGTGTTCCAAAAGCAGTGACATTACTTGCAACAATTAAACTACCATTTTTATCTAAAGATAAAATAGGATTTCCATTGTAAGCAATATAGAGTTTATAGGTAGGAGCACCTACAGTATAAATACTAAATAAATTAGGTAAGGTTACTGTTCCACTAAAGGTAGGATTTAAAAGTGGAGCATAGTTAGCTAATGCACTTACTAAAAAAGCTGTAGTAGATATTTTTGTACTATTATCTCCAAAAGTAGGAGTTGGTGCAGTTGGTGTTCCAGTAAAAGCTGGAGAGTTTAAAGGTGCATAAGTAGTTAAATTTACAGCAATATCAGTTAAAACCCAAGCTGATAAAGCAGTGCTATAAACTAATGAAATTGGATAACCAGCAACAGGAATATCACCTGATGCTAAAGCAATATTATTGCCTTTAACAATAGGCACTGAACTTTGAACTGTTGATCCTAAAGTTAATACTAATGTACAAGCTCCAGTATTAGAAGCAGAAGCTCTTAAATAAATAGCCATTCCATCAGGAACAGTAGTTAAATTACTAGGAATGGTTGCAGTTAAAGCATTTGCTGTTCCACCAGCCACAGCGTATCCATAAGTATTAGCTTGATATTGTTCAGATTGAACTAAATCAGTCATTACACCAGCAGTATCAAAGTGACCAACAATATCACCAGTATTAAAAGCTAAAGCTGATGTTCCTTCTTGACCTCTTTGAACTGTTAAAGTATCACCACTTCGAGCAGTACAGTTACAAATTTCATAGACTAAAACAGAGGTTGCACTATTTAAAGTAACTTTAAACTGTTGCCCTGTTGTTGGATTTGGAAACTGTGATCCTGTACCTGATGCAACAGTAATGGTGGTTTGTGTACTGGTTATATTGGAAGCTAAAGTGGTTTTAGCGTTATTAGAAAATAACTGAATCGTCATAAAAACTCCTTAATAAACCACAGTATAAGTATATTGATATGGTACATTTAAAACACCATATTGTATAGCTGATTGCAAAATTGGTGATACAGGTAAATTAGGTATTGTTATTGTAATTCCATTCGTTGTAGGGTAGGTTACACTAATGTTGTACAAATCAGCAATATCAGGTATATCAGTTCCATTTACACCATATAAAAATCTTGCTACCCTTCTTTTTAACCAAGGTGTAGAGTATTGAAATCCATCACCTTTATAAAAATTCCAAGTAATCATTCTTTGGAAATAATCATCAGTAATCGTATAAAAAGTTGTTGGTGTATTTAAAACATTTTCGTTAAAAGGTAAATAATCATAGTTAAATGTATCGTATGAACCTATAGGACTAAATGTGCTGGTATTGGATAAAGAAGGTCTTTCCATACCATATAAACTTAATGCAACCCAATCTAATAATGGGGTAGTCATTTTGGTATAAATAGGTAAATTTAAACTATTTGTTTTGTCTAAGTAACTTTGTGCAGTTGTATTATATGCATCAAAAAATGGTTGCAAATATTGAGTTGTATCAAGTCTTTGATATTGCTGATATAAATAAGCAGGTAAAGTAGTAGTAATCATACTTTATTGATAATTACGCTTGTAGTTGCTGTTGATCCAGCAGTTGTATTGTAATATCCTTCTACATCACCTAAATACAAATGCGTACCAGTAATAGGAGATACAGCAGATCCAGCTATATAAACAGTTACAGATATATTTGAAATTAAATTAGTAGGCAAAACACTAGCTACTGATGTTTCAAATATACTTTCAATTTCATATAAATTAATAGGCTGACCAACATAAATATTATTAATATAATTAATAATTGCAGGTTGAGCCAAGGATACAATAGATGCATTAGAAGCCACATTGGTTGCTTGAGAACTCCAATTTAAAGTAATACCAGTTTGTTGAACCACTGGATTTACAAAAATAATATTATAAGTATCAGGATAATTATTAATCGTTACAGTGACATTCCTTGTACTGGAAACTGTTGATCCTACCAAAGAAGATATATCAGGTACAGAATTAAAAATTGCATTGGCTATCTGATAAGGATCTGCACTACCACCACAAATAATTTCCCATTCATTTGTTGCTACATTTCTGACAGATACTAAATTAGGCTGAACTCCACTTACATTTAATAAAGCTGTTTTAATAAATGCTGGAACTCCTTGTGCTGTTGCTAATCCAGCTTGAATAACTTGAGCTTGATAAGATTGAATAGTTTGTGCTGTAGCTCCAGCAGTACCGGGGTTTATATTGGTACAAGTTAGAGTAATTCCTGAAGGAACAGAAGTAATTAAAGTAGTCACTGTACCAGCAGGAACAGCCCAAGATCCTGAAGAAATCGCTAAACAATATAATGCAGGGCTTTGACCTGTATTTCCTATAATGCCACCATCTTGAACTGTGTATTGGTGTGTACCATCAGATACAACAAAACCAATTGGAATAACGAAACCAGCATTACCAGTAAAAGTTACATAGACAGAAGTATTTGATCCTTGTCCTTGTGCTACACCATAAACTGCACCTAATTCATACAAGATAAATGGATTGGCTGTATAGGGTGAAATTGAGTTCACTAAATCAACATAGGCTTGATCTTGAATGACTACAGCACCTGCGGCTGTTGATGCCATATCTTCAATAAGAGAACCCGGAAGATTAGCAGTAAGACCGGGACTTAATGCTGTAGCGGCAGTTATTTCAGCATTTAAAAGATCTGTTGGACTTGCAGGAATAGCTCCTGCTGTGGTTAAAGTTGCCATATATTAACTCGCTACAGTAGTTTGAATTGTTGTACCATTTTGAAATATTGCACTTATATTATAGGTTGGGTTTACAACATTTTGCTGTTTTATAATGCTTAAACTTGCAAAATAAGGAGCATATTGTTGCTGTGTTCTATTGATTGCAACATCAGGTGGTATTTGTGTTTGTACAGATTTTTGAGCAGGGATACCATAGTTTGCATAAAAAGGACTTTCATTCTCACTTAATCGCAAAGTTTGTGCAAGAGTAGCTAACCAAATATAAGAAGTTTCAGTTATTTCTACCCATTGTCCTTTTTCATTAACTCCATAAGATCTCATATTGGTGTTCCTGTATTTGATGTACCTGTTTGAACTCCTGAATGTTTATGCGTACTTCCTATTGATACTCCATTATTGGTAATAGTTCCAGTAGTATCAATATTACCAGTAACACTCATGGTGCTACCTGTACCACCACTAATATTAAATCCATCTTGACCTGTAATGCTACCTTTTACCAATAAATTATTATTCATTACAACATTTCCATCAATTGTTATACCAGTAGAATCAATTGTAATTTTGTTACTAGAATAAGCCAATTCTATTTTGTCATTGCCTATCGTTGCTACAGCAGTTGTATTGGGAGAAGTAATAACAATTGAATTTAGATCCGTAGCAGTCCAATTCGAATTCCCTACAGGAACAAAAACTAATGCTCCTAAATTACTAGGTGGTATTAATGAGGGTAAACCCTTACCCAATCCAGTAATATTTCCTATTTTTGTGCTTGCTGAAATACAAATTCCAGTGTCACCTACTTGAACAGGTATTCTAATATATTTACTCCCAATAATAGGACAAGTGATTTGAGGAAGTGTAGCTGAATCACCTGTATCTACTTCAAAATTAACAGTGACAATTGCATTAATTGGATCAACACTTAAAACTGAGCAAGGGTAAACCTGACCTAACTGTTCCTGATAAGCAGATATTTTCTGTTCAGCAAAATTATTTAATGAAATAGCAAAAGGGGTTTTTTGTGATGAACTCATATTAATTAATTGTAGTAGGTAAATTAGATGAAACTACACAATCAACAACTGTTACCCAGCTATTGCCATCAGCTTGTCTACTGCTTCCTACATTACGAACACGATTGATTTGGAAAACACCTTGAAACGATACATTATTTCTTTGTTGAGT